TGTCACTCAACACCTCAAACTCTTTGACCTCGTCCAGTAGCACGAGAATGTGCCGGAACCGAAAGCCATGCGCCTCACAGTGTCCAATGAACTTGAGGTCATCGTCGCTAAAATGGCTAGGCCCGTTGGGATGCGAGTGCCAGATGGCCTTCACGCCTTCCAGGTCAATCTCCGCGTCGAAGTTCTTGTCTGGGGTAGGCGACACGTTGGTGTACTGGACGATGATATCGTGCTCGTACACGACACCACACACCTCATTCGGACAGCCCTGCTGCGCAAGGACTCTCAGGTGATCCTGTTGTTGAGGCGACAATATGGGTGGAACTTGCCGCAGCATGTCAGTGTCTCGGTATCCCGCCACGGAGCGTGGTCGTCGTGGGACCCTTCTTGCGCTCCGGCAGAGCCGCGTAACGCGCCTTGCTGATCTTGCCTAGCTCGTGATGTTCGCCGGTCGCGTGCGCCTTCCCCTCAGCCCACCGCCGCAATTTAGGGTTGGCAAAGAACAAGCGCTGCTGTGCTTTTGATGCGAACGGCTTGTGGCCGGCTGCCGGTTGTCCTGGTATCACGCCAGGCGGGTAGTGCCGCCCAGCACCCTTCTTGCCTCGTGCCATTAGAACCAGTACCTCCGTCCACCAACGGCACGACCGCTCGCGCCGAGTACCCACAGAATGACGCCGACCACGATCAGGATGCCGCCGATGGTGTACAGCAACGGTAGCGGCAGCAAGTAGCCAACAATCAACAGAATGATTCCGAGCACTATCATGTTGCCTCCTACGGCATTCCGACACCGTGCAGTACGGTGATGTCTCCCTGGTTCTTCAGCAGCAGCTGAAGGTCTGCGTCCGTCAACCAAAACTCACCAGGCACCTTCGGGCCATCGGCCTCCGTGTCCCAAGTGTTCGTCCAGTGGTTCCGGCAGAGATTGAGCTTGGTCGTGTCGTTGCGACCGCGGATTGAGAACTCATGTCCGCCAGCGATATTCGACTGGCTGAGCGAACCAACGTGCACGACACCGTTCTTGTCGGGATTGAACATCTTGTTCGTCCACAACGTGCCTGCTGCAACTGGACCAGCCGCGATTGCCGTGAGGTAGGCGTTCCATGTAAACGCGTGTGTGTAACGGTCGATGTAGCCTAGGCGCATAAGGGCTTTTGCCAGACCCAGACCAGAGCTGCCGGTGTCGTCGGGCGGGTACGTGCCGGAGATGTTGTCCGCCACCGTCGCTAGGTGGTAGAAGTTCTTGCCGTCCGTGTTGTCAAAGAACTTGCTGCCGTTGACCTTGTCTCGCACCGGCTTATACATCGCCATGTTGAGAATGTCGGCGCCAGTCCACCCGACACAACCGCCCAAGTTGCCTTGGTCCAGGATGGGCGCGTCATCCTCCCAGAAGATGGTCGCTGTGGGCGGCTTCTTGGCTTCACGTACAGCGAAGTCCCTTGAGCGCGAATCGTGTTCGACGTGCCGGCCTAGTCGCCGGTCAGTCGGCTCAAACTTGACGATGGTCAGGGTGGTGCTCATTTATCCTCCGATTGTGCTGAAGTCGAACTGGTTTCCGTTTTGCTGCCCCTGCTGGTCTGGAGGTAGCGGATTGCCTTGTGCGTCGAACTGTTGGTTGAGAAGGTCTGGGGGAGTGGCTGCTTCAGTGATCTTCTTGGCGTCATCGAGAGCCTGATCAAAGTCGGTCTGCGAAAGGTCCCAACCCATGATCTCGTTGAGTTGCGCATACAGGAAGTCCACCACCGGAAGCACTTGTCCGGCTGCGTTAGCCTGCGTCCAGATAGTCATGATGTCGGTGACGTCCTGAGACTTGTTGCGAGGCATGGGATCACCAAACACACTGGTGACGGTCACACCGTTTGACCCCAAGGACTCGTAAATGTCAAGCCAAACCAGCAAGTCCTCCAACAATTCATCCATGATCTTCTGGATGGTCGGCTGCATCTCACCCGTATGCGCCAGTAGCGGGCCGAATTTCAGCTGGAGAGCGATGCCGGACTCAACCGTTTGGACGTCAACCATGCCGATAGCAACATCCGGCACGCCCATAGCCTGCTGGACGTTCTCGTCCAACAGCTTAATGTGATCGTGGAAGGGTGCTACAGACGAAACACCAGACACGCGACCAAAGTTCGCGCCGGTACCCACCTGGACTACAGCGCCAGGACCAATCTCCCACTCAACCTCGTTACCATTTTCGTCAACAGGCGGTGAGGCGTCGGTCCAATACACGCCTAGACCCTGCGTAATGAGTGTCAAATCCTCATCTGTAGCAGACTGATTGATGGCGTTCAGCAGCGATTCAACGCCAGCCATCTCCGACATGCCGAAGGTGCTACCGGGCGGGGCATTGTTAGCCCAATGGTAGACAGGCAGATTCGTGATTCGTGCGTCAAGCTCAAACGGCTCTTGAATCTGCTCAATCTTCTCCAGCACATTGATCGCGTTGCGGTCATCCCACTTGCCTACCCGCCACAGCGAAAGCTCCGACGAGATGCGCCCTGTGGGAGTTGTGTTGCCGTCCTTGTCTTCTTGCATCACGCGCCGGTATGTCTGGCGCCGCACAATATACTCGTCGCTGATTTGACGAGTGGGAACGCTGTTCTTGGGGTTGCGAATTACATCCACGATGTGGCAGCCGACTGTGGCGCCGCTTACGAAGTCCTCAATGGGGAAGTAGTGCTCAGGTTTGAGCTCATCGATGCAGACCTTGTAGCCTGGTCGCTCCCAGGGAAGCGCCCGAATGTGAAGCAGCGCATCACCTTTGATGAGCATGAACCGCTTCATCTGGTTGAACTTCTTGACAACGTCCTGCTTCTTGAAGTACAGCTGGAGCATGTCGTCAACTGCCTGGGCGTCAGTCTCATTCGCCTCAGGGTCAATCTGGTAGTCGAAATCAATTGCGAGGAAACGGTTTACAGCCTCAATGCACTTCTTGGCACTGGGGATGTAAATCTCTATGCTGTCGTCATCCTCGCCACGCAGCACGACCTTGATGTGCTCGGGCCGGTTGGCATAGAAGTCCTCCCACAACTCATACGCCTTGACGCGCACGCGATCATCGTTGTTGGTGAGGTTGCCGACCAGTCGGCTGAAGGTGATGTCGCCATCCTTGATTTGGGATAGCGCAGAGTCATACTGCCTGGGATCGATGGGCATTTACTGTTGTCCCCCAAACAAATCGCCCAGTATCCCGCCAATGCCAGGGATTGGAAGCTTGCCCAGCGCACCAGTGAGCGTACCGAATAGCGGCTGTACTTGGTCCTTGACCTTGCCAGCAATCTCCTCGCCGGTACCAGTCACCTCAGATACGACATGGAACACGCTGTCGAAGCCCTCGCCGATTATCTTGCCCGGCAGTGCTTCTATCTCGCCGATGGCCTTGCCCTCAAAGTCGTCAACCTTCTGAAGCAACGCGGCCTTGAGCTCATCGGCCTTCTGGTTGAGCGCGTTCTCGCCGTCCGACATCGCTTGGTCTACAGCAACTTTCACGCGAGCATCAACCCACGATGTGACACGCTCATCTTGGATGACCTCAACAAGTGCATCCTTGACCCAACCTACAATCAGATTGCTCATCGGTAATCCCTCCTGAACTCCTCATCCTTCCACTCAGGATAACCATTCTTGGTAGGCCTCATGGCGCTCAACGGTTTCTGAGCCACTGCTGCTCGGTTTCTCCGACTGGTGCTTGCGTGTCGTCCCACGTTTGCTCTACGAATACGGGTGCCCCCACTCGGGGTAAGCATGCCTGGCCCAAAGCGACCAACCATGAACCGGCCCAATGCCTCAGGCCCATGGTCATCGCGCTTAAGCGGCAGTTCAAAGCGGTCCCTAGATGTCTCTGCGTCCTCTTTACGCTCAGGGTAACGGTACGCCAGCATGTCACTTCGGAGGTTGGTGCAACTCCTGTCGATCATGAGTTGCGGTCGCCACTTATCCGCGTTGGCCTCATTCAAACCTGTTGCTGCATAATCCAATCGGCCTTTGCGCAACGCCTGTCTGATGAGATTGATGCGGATGTTTAGCTCTCCCCCGGTTCCACCTCTTGCTGTGACCTTAAGACGGTCAGAGAGTGTCTTACTGGACATCGGGTCTGCAGGATCAGGATAGAAGCTCCTGAGTTGGGGCGGGTTGAAAGGCACACCCTCCCTTGTGCGTCTGCGGATGATCTCGTCGGCGAATTGCTCAGCTGTGAGGTTGGGTTGGTAGACCTCTGCGAGAACATTGATCTCACCCCACGGACCAACTTGGATGAGAAGCCAAACATTAGGATTGGTGAAGCCATAGTCAACTCCAGCATAAGTTTCCCAATCTGGATTGAATTCGAGCGTTCCAACATGATACTCCTCATCGTAGTCCTTGAACACCTGACCTACGAACTCAGTGAAGTCGGCCGCTACCTCTTGCTTAAATAGCTCAATGGTCAATTCGCTTGCGTCCGCAAGGATTTCAGAGTCAATCACCAGATCATGTGTCTCTGCAATACGATACGGCGATGCTTGAGGCATTGCCTCCATCTCCTGGAGCAAGAACTTGACGTGATCGTCAACGGTGATCTCTTCCAACGGGATAGGATGGTTGGTCCCGTTCTTAGCGTTGTAACGTCCAGTTGCGGTGTACACGTAGGGATTCCGCCACGCTGGCATCCGCCACGACTCCCAGTCAGGATGGTCAGGACTCTGGCCCATCTCAAACTTGTCATAGAAGTGGTTCTTGCCTTCAGGCGTGGATGTGTGAATGCTCCAGCCCTCGTTGTCGTTAAGCATTGGACGTACATGCTTCATCCAGATGCTCGGCTTTGTCTTCGCGGCCTCAACCATGATGACGCCGAACAAAGCCTCACCAACGAGGTTGTCAGGGTACTTGGCAGACTGCGTGATGATCAGAAACTGGCCACCCCAAAGCGATATGACCGACTGGTCTTTACCGTCAATGGAATGGTGACTGCCTTTGTCCATCGGAATCCCAAGATACTTAATGAGATTCCAGATGACACGAAACTCTTTGTCAGCGGTGACGTACTCGTCGCCAACGATCCAGTACTCACGGCGCTTACCCTTGCGCTTCCATTCATCAGCAAGGTTGCGCGACGAGATAGCCGGTGGGAGCAACACATGCCCGCCAAACTCCGACTTGCCTGTGCGTCGGCCAGCGCACCAGACTTTGTGTCGTGCATGGCTTTCGAGCACTTCGCATTGAGACTCATGCGGTGTCCATGCCACTTTGGGATGCCTGAAGACATCCCAGTGGGTCAGGAGCATCGTCATACGTTTGCCTCGTCGGGATTCATGGTTTGTATCTTTGCGTCGGCCAGCTCTCCGGTCTCAGCCACGCCCGCGTAGTACTGGCGCCTGATGAAATCATACGCCTGGAGCGCAGACACACCGTTGTAGTTGAACTCTCGCAACTCCAGTGCGATCTTCGTGAGGTAGTCGGTGTTGCCACCCTTGAGCGGTTCGATGCCGATGTTCTCGGTGTCTGGGTTAAGCCACAGCCGGCCAACAGGATTGGAATCGTCCTCCGTCAAGTACAGATCAACCCAGTTGCCTTCGCCGGTTTGCTCGCTTGGGTAGTCCTGGTAATCGTAGGCGTGCGGTAGCTCTGGGTCATCCTGAACAAAGTTGTCGAATGATGCTGAGAGCCAACTGAATCTGATTGGCTGGAATGTGCTCATGTTATCTCCGGTAGCTTCACGTCAACGACTTCTACGAGGATTTCATTCTGGAAGCCTGCATCGTTGCTTTTCTTGACTTCCAAGATGCGGTAAGCCATACCGGGCGGGAGGATCATCTCATCCTCGCTAGGATGTGACGACTTCCCATATATGCCAAGACCTCTGAACCCCGGTGGCAATTTGTAGGTGATGCGGTGAGCGCCCGAGAACGCAGGCCGGGTGCGCAGGCTAGAACTCACCGGGCACTTGTTCCGCACGACCTTGCCGACCATTCCCTGCAACTGATCGAAACTGACTGAGTCGGAACCGATACCAACCTCCCAGCCACCGTTCGTTCCACGAGTGACTAGGGTCCAGTCGTCAAGCGGCTTCACGTTGTCACTCTTGAAGGAATCAACGATGCCCTTGGCACGCTTCTTTGCGTCCTCCAAGTTACCATACATACCAACATCTCCCGTGCGGAAGAATGTGTTGACGTTCTGATAACCAGATCCACTGAAGTTAATCCACGCGTTCTTTTGGCTTGGCGCCCAAGGCAAGTTGTGGTCCGTGTACTTGTAACCATACGAGCGAAGCGCGTTCGTGTCACCTTGCTTGAACATATGCGGGTTGGTGTAGCTACCCGCCACGGCAGACGAATTGAACTGGTCTGGGAAGTAGCCTTGCTGTGGCGGGTTAACGTGTTGCGACGCACTGGCTTTGACGACAGGCACATGGTCGTGCGATGCCAGTGTCTTCTTCATCTGGCCAACAGTCTGGCCAATCTCCTCAGATGTCTTCTCAGCGGTGGTCTCCCACTTGACGTCACCGGTCTCATCGAACTCAAGTCGCATGGCTACGTTGCGAATTGCGTTCTTGGACGAGTAGTGCTCACCAACCTTCGCACCAGGACCAGCCGCCTTCTTGTCAGCGTTGGATAGCTTGGCCGCCTCATTCCACATCTGGAAGTCGTCGGCTATGTTGCCATCCTTCTTCATCTGGTACAGCTGCTGGCCCAACTCCAAAGCGTGTGGGCCCTTTTGTGATTCAATAGTTGGCGGAGCGCCACCGTGCTTCTTGAACTTGGGCTGCTCCTTGAAGCCACCCTTGCTCACCTTCGCCTTTGTCTTCTTGATCGGGACAGACCAGCCCTCTGGCGTGAAGTCCTCTTCAACTTGTGCTGCGCCGCTTGCCTTCTTGCTGTTCTTGATGACGTCTGCGTAGCTCTTGAGCTTGAGGTACTCGTCAGGCGTGAAGTCCTGACCACTGCCAATCTTCGCCTTCAGCTGCGCGTACTCCAACGCGTCACCGCCCTGGAGATGACCGGGTGCGTTTGGATCGTTGTCCGGCGCGGAGCTTGCAAACTGTTGCGCCCCAGACATACTCGCCAGGTGCTGCTGCTTGGCGAACTCAGCCTGCTGCGCTACCTGGTTCTTGTACTTCTTCATGACCGACGACTCTTGCGCGTCCACGGGTGTCGCCCATGACTTTACAACGCCGTCTGGTGTCTTGCTGAAGTCGCCGGTTGGCTTCTGGATAGTGTACTTCTCGGGCATCGTCGGGTGCGGGACAATCTTGTAGCCCTCTGGTATGCCTGAGTTCTCCTTGGGTGCGCTCGCCCACTCGACATTGCCCATGTCAAAGTCAGTGGCGCCCACCATCGCTCCGTCGTCAAGCGAGATGTAACTAGGGCCGACGCCGACAACCTTGTTGACATCGCCGTTGACCTTCAGGTAGTCGCCCATCTTGACGGCGCTCATGTCCTTGGCAAGCTCACCGGGTATCTTGACCTTGGGCTTGACACCCATGCCTTCTGGCGACAACTCTTCAAGGCTCGCTGGTGCTTTCGTTTCCTGCTGTGGGTGTAGCTGCTTCCACAGTCCATCAAAGTCTTTGCCTAGGTTGTTCTTTCGCTCAACAGCCTTGTCCAAGAACTGGCTGACCGACATACCGTTAATGGAGCCGAATGTGCTGTGTGCCTTAGCTGCGTACGGCTCCAACAACTTTCGGTACTCGTCGTCAGGAATAGCCTGTATGCGCTCAATCTCGGTTTTGAGTTCGCCTGAGTCCCATGGCTGCATCTGGTCCAGGTTGTTCTTCATCAGTGTGCTGTACACTGGCTTGTTCGGCGCAAGTGGCGGGTTCAAGTCGGAGCCGTAGTTGGGCGACAACTTCTCGCCTGGCTTGCCGAAGTATTTGAAGCTCTGGCCTTTGTCGATGCCGATGATGCCCTTGTCAGTCTTCAGGAAGTTGCCGCTGTGAGCGTCGTGGTTGGAGATCAGCCAGTCAACCACCATATTCTTTTGTAGCTCAAGCACATCCGCGTCGGACAGCTTACTGAAGTCTA